GCAGATCGAGCAGATGAAGCTCCAGGCTAGCTTGCAGAAAGCCGCCGAGCAGCAGGCTACGGAGCGCGAGCGTATCAAGTCGAACGAGCGCATGGCGTCCGAGTCGGCGATCGATAAGAACGAACAATTTCTGGCGGAGTTGAAACTACAGCACCAACAGTTCATGCTTGATCAGCAGCGTGTGAACGCTGAGATCGCTGAGAAGTTGGCGCGGATCGAGGAGATGCAGCGTGGCTACCCTCAGAACTAGATTCCACGCCGCCATAAACGAAAAGATTGAAGCGCAGTCAGCAATGCTATCTGACGATCGGTGTGCATCGATTGAACAATACCGACGCGCGTGCGGGATCATCTACGGTTTGCGGATGTCCCTCGAAGAGTTCGATGAAGTCCTGTCGAAGCAACCAGACCAAGAAGAAACGGAGAACACTGCAATATGAGTACAGTGTTAGAGCCCATCCGCACCATATCGGATGTGGCGATTGAAGACCTTCCCCAACCTCGCGGGCCGTACATGCTCGTGAAGATGCGGAAGCTGAGCGAAAAGGTGAGCAAAGAGAGCCTTCTCTATGTTCCCGAAAGCCGCATCGCCGACGAGCAGCACGCCTGCCCCTTGGCTGAAGTCATCCTGCTTGGGCCGGAGTGCTTTTTGAATCCGCCAGAGAACTTCCCTGCCGGTCCTCGCTGTAAGGTAGGCGACACGATTATCATGGCCCCGTATGCTGGCCAGCGGATGCTGGTTGGCAGTAACACGGAAGCCGAGGAGTACCGCTTGGTGGCCGATGCCTGCGTGACCGCCGTTGTCCCTTGCCCTGACCTCGTGCGGAGGAACATGTAATGGAAGACGAGATCATCGTAGATGGTACGCCTGAAGAGGAGTTGCCGATCGAGGTTGAGGTCGAAGCCGACGCAACTTCCGACCGCCCCGCGTTCGACGAAGAGGCGATCCGCAAGCAGGAAGAAGAAGACGCCCAGGACATCGAGAAGTTCCCGCGTCCCATCAAGAAGCGTTTCGAGACGCTGACGTACCACGTTCGCGAGCGCGAGCGACAGCTTGAAGAAGAGAAGCGCAACGCGCAGGCTCTCTTCGAGTACGCCAATGGAGCGAAGAACGTCATCGAGCAGTTGAGCCGCGAGAAGGAAGAACTCCAGAAGAGTCTCCAGCGTGAAGCTCTCGCCTCTCGTGAAGCGCAGATCACCGCCGTACAGCGCGATTTCGCCGCCGCCCGCGAGTCTGCCGACATCGACAAGGAAGTCGAAGCGAACCGCAGGCTGGCTGAGATCACTCAGCAGCGAGCGGACATCGCACGGTTTCAGCCGCAAGCTGCGTTCCAGCCACCTCCCCCGCCGCAACGCCAGCAAGCCGAAACGCAGTTACCGCCTGGGACGGTGGACTGGCTGCAAAACAACCAATGGTTCCTCGAAGATCGTAAGATGCAGCGCCGCGCTGTAGCTATCTCGCAAGACCTTATAGAAGAAGGGGTTGCAGAGGGAACCAAAACTTATTATGATCGGATCAACGCAGAAATGCGAAAGACATTCCCGGAGCGATTTGAAGCTAGCGCAATGACTGACAACGCCAAGCCACAAACGACCGCACGACAGGTTAGCCGCCCTCCCGTGGCCACGGCACCGCGCACCTCCAGTGCGACTAATGGTACACGCAAAATCATCCTGAACGCCAGTGAAGCAGCCATCGCAAAGAAACTCGGTGTGCCGCTGGAAGATTACGCGAAGTTCGCGAAGAGAGGATAATATGGCCATCGCACCCAGATCCCCGATTTCCCCTCCCGTGAACGCGATTACTGGCGACCGGGCACTTGAATCACGCGAGCAAGACTTGCGCAAGTACGAGTACCGGCCTCCCGGCCAACTGCCATCTGTCAAGAAACATCCGGACTGGACCGCCCGGTGGTGTCGCTTCCGCATTAAAGCGGGAGTCGAAGACCCCGGCAACATGGGCAAGCACAAGCGAGACGGCTACGAGCCTGTCAAGTTTGAGAATCGCGCCGACGTATTGGTTGAGCCTGACACTGTGTTTCCGGATCCGTCCGGCAACGTGGTGATTGGCGATCTGATGCTTTGCCAGCGCGCTGCCCATGTATCGCAAGGGCGGCGACAGTACTACGAGGATCTGACGCAGCGGCAAATCCGGGGCGCTCAACATCAAGTCGCAAAGAGCCAGCAAGCCCAAGGTATCGACCCGCGCCACGGCAAGGTCGAGGACTCATCGAAGACCACCTTCCAATCTGGAAGGACTGTCGACTTCGCTGACGACTAAGGCTAGTAGGCTCTCCAACTCCTGGAGAATGTAAATGTCAGCTACTGCTGCTCCGTATGGGCTCAAGCCTATTTACGACGTTGGCGGCAGTGTCAAGGGTCAAGTGACGATGGTCACTCTCGGCGCTAACACTGCCACCGGCTTTTTCAACGGTGATATCGTCAATGTCGGAGTCGGCGTTGCCACTCCCGTTGCCGCTACGCCTACCACCACCCGCAACGGCAATACCCCGTGGGGCATCTTCATTGGTGCCAACTGGACCGACCAGAACGGTCGCCCCCAGTACACGCAGTATTTCCCTGCCAATGGCTACACCTCCTACAGCGCCTACGGTGCGATCACGCTTGAAGTCGTGACTGACCCGGACGTTCGCATGATGGTGCAGGCTAACGGCTCTATCGCCTACACCGCTGTCGGCCTCAACGCGCCGCTCACTGGTTTTGGTGGCAGTACTGTTACCGGCAATTCCACCGTGTCTTTGGCCGCGTCTTCCGCTGCGACCACGAACACGCTGGCCGTCAAAATCATCGACATCGCTCCTGGCCCCGACAACGCGGCTGGCGATGCCTACACTGACGTGATCGTTATCTGGAATCAGAACGTTCACGCCTTCAAGAACATCCTGGGAGCCTAACCGATGCCAGTCATTACACGAGCACAAGCGAATCGAGAATTGACTCCTGGGCTGCACGCCTTGTGGGGTCTGGAGAACAAGCGCTATCAGGACGAGTGGAAGCCCATCTTCGAGATGAACACGTCTGAACGCGCCTTTGAAGAAGAAGTTGCCCTGTCTGGCTTCGGCTCCGCGCCGTTCAAGACGGAAGGCGCTTCGGTCGAATACGACACGGCGCAGGAGTTCTACTCGACTACCTACCGCCACGTCACCCTCGCCTTGGCCTTTGCCATCACGCAGGAAGCCATCGAAGACAACCTATACGCTGATGTTGGCAAGCGCTACACGAAGGCGTGTGCTTGGTCGATGCAGAACGCCAAAGAAGTGTACTGCGCCAGCGTCCTGAACAACGGATTCTCGGCCAGCTACCTCGGCGGTGATGGCAAGCGGCTGTTTGCCACGGACCACCCGCTGGTCAGCGGCGGCGTCAACTCCAACCGGCCTGCCACCTACGTCGACCTTTCTGAAACGGCGCTTGAAAATGCCGTCATCCAGATTGGCGCGTGGAAGGACCAGCGCGGGTTGCTGGTGGCCACGAAAGCAAAGCAACTTGTAATTCCAAATGATCTCAGTTTCACGGCTGACAAGATCCTGAACACCGTGTTGAAGACGGACTCCGCCGACAACACGATCAACGCGATCTACCACATGGGCGCGATTCCCAAGGGCTACCACGTCAACCACTACTTGACCGATCCGGATGCGTGGTTCCTGACCACGGATGCGCCGGATGGCCTCAAGTTCTTCCAGCGTGTTGCTCGCAGCTTTGAGGAAGACGGTGACTTCGATACCGGCAACCTGCGGTACAAAGCACGGGAGCGGTTCTCAGCGGGGTGGACCAACGCTCTCGGAGCGTTTGGTTCCCAAGGAATCTAGAAGGTTTTACTTTAACTTCTTTTGTCCTTCAGAAACATTGCGGGGAGGCACTCCCTCCCCGCGCAACCAAACCACCGTGTATCACAAGCGCACCGACTGACACGGCAGACGGTACTGAGACGATGCGCTAAGACCTTCAGTACAAAGGAACTAACATGGCAAACACTTCTTTCTCCGGACCAGTACGCTCGGCCAATGGCTTTGCGGCGTACATTGACAACGACACGACCACCGGCGCTTCGATAGTGCTGGCGACCCAGGGGACTGGCGTAGTGCTGCCGACCGTGGGGCGTATGGTCAACTTGACAACTGTGACCACGGATACGACCGCAGGCGCGGTGACGTATACCGCCGCTCAACTTAAAGGCGGCTTGATCCTGCGCGACCCGAACGGGTCCGGTCGCTCGGACGTTACGCCGACTGCGGCGCTGCTTGTGGCGGCGTTGCCGAGTGCGGTAGTGGGCACGTCGTTCATCTTCATCATCCGCAACGACGCGGACGCGGCGGAGACGATCACGATCACGGCGGGTAGTGGCGCAACATTGAGCGGCACCATGACGATCGCGCAGAACAACATGAAGCAGTTCATGGTGGTGTTGACGAACGTGACCTCGGGCGCGGAAGCGTACACGGTCTACTCTCTCGGAACAGTGGTGTTCTAATATGGCGAAGCCAAGCAAACTGACCGTAACGGGGGTGACGACCAGCAGCGTCGTCCCCCTTGATTACCAGACGAGTGCTCCGTTTAACGTATCGCTCTGGGTGCAACGCGGGACAGGTTGCACCTACTCGATTCAGTTGACGTGCGACGACGTACAGGCTGCTGGCTACACTCCCAGTAGCGGATTCTGGGTGGACCACCCATCGGCTACGGGGCTGACGACTGACTGCGCTGTGTCGATCGCTTACCCGGCTACGGGAGTGCGCGTCAACCAGACTGTCGGTGCGGCGGCTTCGTACTTCACTGTGATTCAGCAAGGAGTGGCACCGTAATGGCTGTCGTAACGATTACTGGGTCTGATGTCGCTGGTGGTGTCCCTTCTGGCGGGCCTGTTGGAGGAGGGTCATCGCTCACCACCGTAGGCGCGGTGCCGTATGTGTCGGCGACGGGGGTGTTGAGTCAGGATCAAACAGTATTCTTTTGGGATGCCACTAATAATAGATTAGGCATCGGCAACGCAGCACCGGGCTATCCGTTGCATGTGACTGGCGAAGTGTTTGCTGACGTTCTTACCGTTACCGGCGGGAATGCTTATGGCCTGATAACATCAGGGTCAAATGGCCTGATTCGTAATGCCTCCTCCGGCAATCGCCTCATCACCCTGTTCAATTCCTCGGACAATGTTTCGGTCGGCAACGGAACCACGGACGGAAACTATAAGCTGGACGTGAATAACTCTGGCTCCGCTGGAACACTCCGAGTATTCGACCAGACGGCGACGACTGGGGCTACCCTCGTCACGATTTCTCGTGGTGCCGGGCAGACGAATACGTCTAACGTGCTTGCTATCGACGGCACATTAAAGTTCGGCGGGGCAAACTCTACCGGAGCTGGAGCCGCTCTGCTTGGCTCAAACTCCCCCGCTTCAACTCTCACTGCCCCGTACACATGGATTCGCGCTGTCTCCTCAGATGGTTCGACCGTCTATATCCCTTGCTGGAAATAAAGGAACAACATGGCAAAAATTCAAATCGAAATCACCGACGACGCCGGAGTGAAAGTCACCTCCAAAATCTCCGGCACCCCGGCCAGCGCCGGACTCGACTCACTGTCTCAGTTCATGGCTACGCAGGTAGATACTGTGGGCAACGTAAGCACGCCCAAGTACACCGACGTTGCAGATTTGGTGAAGAAGCACATCATTAAACTGCTGCAAGATATCGCCCCCAAATTCCCATCCGATCAGACCAAGGCCGACGTGGACGAGATTCAGGCGAAGATCGCGGCCCTCAATGCCAAGCGCGATGCTCTGTTCGCGGCGGCACTGGCGGAGAAGTAATGCTCATCATGGTCGATGGCGTTGAGATCAACCTTGCACCAGAGTACGACGAGTACGTGGCGCTGATGTGCGCGGCTGTGGTTAAGCCGGGAGATCCGCCTATCGCGTCGAGTGCGGAGATGGTGAAGAAGATTCTGCTCGACAACTACTCGCTCAACATCCAGCAGCACGCGGCTGTTCGCCCGAAGAAAGTGGCGGAGAAGATCAAGGCCGTTGAAGCGCAAGCTGTGGCTGTGTTTCAGGCTGCGGTGGATGGGGTGGTGGGGTAGATGGCGACGAGCGGAAGTACAGTTTTCGAGCCAACTGTAGTCGAGA